ACCGCTCCACGGACTTCGGTGATGAACTCCTTGTGTCTAACGATGATGGATTGCCCCTCTCGATGCATCGAGGGGATAGTTCCTGAGGCTGCTTTAGCAACCAAAGAGTTGCTGGAAACTGAATAGTCCCCGGATCCTAACCATCGTGAGAGCGAGGCTGCTAATCCTGTCCCAACTGTTCCTCCCAGCACAGGCGCACCAAACAGTGCACCGGCTGCTGAGCCTCCAATACCTCCAAGCGCTCGCAGCGCTTGGCCAATTGCACCAATTTGTGTGTTGGATTTATTTGTGGTGCGTTTGACAGATTTAGTCGTTCGCCGCGGCCTAATTTGCACCACCACATTCTTTTTCTTGGTTTTAACCATTTTCTATTGTTTATTTTGTTTTGATATTTAAACTGTCTCTTTGGAATTGTGTGAATATCGGTGCCTTTACGGCAACACGGCATCAAGAAAGATGTTATAATTGTGTGTCTCATCAGTGAGTGATGATGGATCGAGTTTGTAAGTCCTGTAGTAATTCTCGAGCTCTGTTTGCTCATCAGGAGAAATGCCCCAAGCCTCATACACCTGAACTCTCGTCCAGGCGTCCGGCTCACGGTAATGCTCCGCCATACCTCGTGACATCAACCGCATGCCAGTGGCAAAAGTTGGATCATTAAGGATCTTACTTTGCCGCATGCATCCGATGCGCTGGTACGTCTGGTAGAAATCTTGCACCACTGGCACCCCGCCAGTGAGCCATAGCCCACAAGTACCCACGGCTGTACACCACTTCTCCCTCGTGGCTGCATTCCGCAGGTTGTGAACCGACAGCGTGTCCTTCCGCAACGCTGTGGGTATGTTTCTAACCATCCTACATTCCTCCCCGATCTCAATTGGATGCATCTGACAGAACTCGATTTTGTGCAGTTCGTAGACAGGTTCTTCCGCCACCATGCGGAACCCCATTTCCATAAACCACCCATCAAGACCATCGTTGAATTTATCCATATCCTCACTCTCCATCATGACCACACAGTCATCTCCATTGTTGAGTAATTTGATGTTCACGCCACGGCTTTTTGCGTACGCGTAAACCATGGCACACATGAGCAGGCAATTGCCAAGCCCAGTGTTCATATCACCACTAAAACGTTTTCCTCGCACCGAGTACTTGAGGTTACCATCCTCACAGTACGATGCACCTTTGTTGTTCATCTGCCATCGCAACAAGCGTTTCAATTCTCGGTCTCCATCATATAGATCCGTGTACACCCCGTGCTCCCACGCGAGTGCTTCTGGTGATACGTGCATATCAAATTTCGTGGCGTCAAGACCGATCGCCACTGGTTCGTAGAAACTCCGCCACTTGCCTCTTGCAATGGCCCCAATCTGGGTCACGTTATACCCTTTCATAACTGTCGGCCCATCACCATACACACGCCGAATTGCGTCGTATATGCGATGCTCTGCAGGTTTAATATACCTACCGAGTGCCAAATTGTACCTAGGATTCCGTGGCTGAATGCACCTGGGTGCTTTCTCCGGATTGACCATCTCCATCTTAACAAACATGATGGAGCGTGCGTCGTCTCTACTCAATCCCAACATCACTAGCCCTTTCATGGCGTTCTCATAGATTGTACGTTTCCGACCAGTGTAACTGTCCACAATTTCTTGGGATGTACTCTTGGTGGGTTTTCGAACTCTCTTAAACAACTCCTTCCTGAACTCGGCCAGTTTTTCCGTGAACAACCCTTTGTTCACGGGAGGCGGAGCCACAAAGTCTTCACCTACTTTGCAGTAATACATGCGTGTCAGCAACGCACACTCCGCTGTTCCTATGTCCGCATTATTGACCCCAAGGGTAAGGTTGCCAGACAACTCCGATATAGAGTGCAACCTTCGGGGCTTGACTGTATCCCTAGCGTGTCGATTGACGTGCAGCCTTGGGTCACGTAAACTTGTCACGTGACTCACTCCGTCAACCACGCCAAGGCCTCCTCATGGAGACCCTGCCACGGGGGGAACCCGTGACGCACCTCGCCGTCCATTGCCGAAACGAAAGAAATTACTAAGCCGGGTCCAACCATTCTCTGGCCCTGCATTGTGATATTCATCCCGGATGTTGGCGGCGGTATTGCTTGCCATCATTTTCGCTGCCTCAATATCGAATCTGTCTGGTATGAAGACCCCCACAATGATCTTCTCAATCGACTCTCCAATATGTGTCGGTCTCACACCATGCTTACGCATGATGTTTTCTGCTGCTCGACGAACGGCCTGCTTGTTTGCCTCAGTATATTTCGGCACCCCTAACTTGTTCTTAATCTCACGCACAACCGATGCCTCGTAAAATTTTCTCCCATTGGTTGCTATTCTGCGATTGCTTTTAACTTCAATTGCGTCCTGACAAATGGTATAAACTAAACTAGCGCTAGGCGCAACAAGTTCTTCGTCCTCTGCGGGACGGTTGATCTCCTCCACTCTCGGAGTTTCCACGCGGTCGTTGTAGCCAATAACTACAGTGTCGTCCGCGTATCTATAGACCACAATGGCACCCACAGCCTCAGCGTGCTGTGGAGTTACCATCTCTGCTGCAATAGCAGGTGCAGTATTCCTGTCCACAAAGTTGCCATCTTTGTTTTCAAGTTGCTGCTTTTGCTGCCTGGTCAGTGGCAGCTCATTGTTGAAAATGTCAACGTCAGCTGGACGCTGTGTCCGATGCCGTCGTTTTGGGGAGTGTGTGAACTCTACGAACTCCTCAGCGAGGTGGTCATTCGGCTCAACTATCCTCTGGACATTTTCTATGACCGTTTCGTCGTCCACACCGTTGCAGCAGATCCACATATCTATGAAATCCACCACTTGGTGTCCTACCTCCAGGACATTGTCGACGAAACTTTGGCATAGGGTTGGTATGTTTGCCACAATGGGCCGTAGGCTTGTGCCTCGCTGCATTAAATCGGGGTAGTAGTAAGTTGTAGCCATAATGTGTTCCCTGATTCTTTTGCATGATAACGGACATCCCAACGGTCTGTTATCGTAACATTCAAACGTGACAAGACCCAGATGTCAACTGTGCGTACGTATTCCACGTGACAAGAACGCAGATGTCAACTGGGAGCAATAACGGCTGCTCAACCGCCCGGGTGGTGAGAGTAATGATCTCCCAGATAACGCTGTTAAGCCGTTTTACCCACTTCAGGATTGGTCGGTAGTGACCTGTTTTCCTTCTCGCTCCTTGATTAGCCACAGACGAGAGGACTTTATTAAGGGGGCCTCGGCATACGCACCCCCGACATTTTCCCGTCATTCATGCGGGTGTAGCTGGACACCAAATGCACA